AAGGTCTTTTTCTTGACTTGTGCATCGGTCAGGGACGCCGTGGACGTTCCAGCGGCTTCCCAGGCCGCCCGCATAGCGGGCACGTCGATGGAGACGCTGATACCCTCTCTGTCTACCACGTCCTCGTCTGCCAGAGCGCGGAGATAGCTGGAGACGTCCGTCACAAACAGTGCCTGATTGTCAGCCGTGTTTTTCACCCGGCCCAGGTAGCTGCCTTTGAATGTGCGGATAATGTCTTCCTGAATAAGGTCCATGGCCTCGACCACCGCAATCTTTTTCATGTCGTCGGTCAGGTCACCCGTCACGGTTTTCAGGGTGTTCACGCCGCGGGCGATGCGGATGGTGTCGTCGTCGGAAAACAGGCACAGGTTGCCGCTGTCGATGCTGGTGTCCAGGTTGCTCACAGCCTCCACCGCTTCCAGATCGTCCAGGGCCTGGAATGTCACCGCCTCATCCATCGGGCAGGCGGCCAGAATACCGGCCAGACGGGGCAGGTAGTTGTTGATGTCAATGGCGGTACTCTCACCCTTGACCGTGACCTTTGTGTTGGCCACGTTGACGATGTGGATGTCGTCCGCGCTGGTCTGCCCGCTCACCAGCGCTTTGGCCTTGCGGATACGCCGGGGAGTGTTGATGCTCTTTACGTAGGTCACAAGCTCAGCCTGGAACGCAGCCGGTACGGCGCAGACCCAGTTGTAGCTCAGTTGGTCCAGGATGGCCTGGGCGTTGGTCATGGTGTCTTCGGTGCCCACCCGGACGGCGATCACCTGGTAAGGCCCCGCCGCAAACGCACGGGAGAGGATCGTGTAATTCGCCGCCGTCCAATCCGCCTGCGCCACCTCATCCAGCGCCGTGTAGGTCTTGCTCGTAAAATTGGTCTTTGTGGTGTCCTGCAATATCACCGCCAAAATCCCCCTGGCCGACCGCGCCGTTGCCGTAGTCGCCAGCTTCTTAAACTCAACGGAAATCGTCGGTAAACCCATATTATCCGTCCTTTCTGCTAACATTCAGCGTTTCCATCATGTCCGCTTCGTCTTCCTTCCTCAGCTGGTACGTCTCCACTGTCAGGGTGGTCCGCAGCAGCATATCTTCTCTCTCGATCTCGAAACTCACCTCGTCTGGGTAAAGGAAAAATTCATTTTCCACAACCACAGGCTCCTGCAAGGCAAGCGCAAGTTTGGCCTCCCACTCCAACAGGGATAAATACCCCTGCTTGGTGTGTTCTGCCATGCGGATGATCTCCAACTCATAGGTATCATGCTGCATTTCTCCCTCTCTGGAGGTGTCCATGTAGTTCGGTTGGATGTAGGTGCAGGGGACCGTAAACCCCTCAGTAATGTCCTTTGTGGTCGGCGGCTCCCCGAACAACATCTCGATCAGGGCGGAGAGTGCCCGAATGGTATCTACAATCGTAATCACAGTTCCAACCCCTTCGATAACAATTCATCCACAAATCCTTCCACATCCCGCGGGAATTCCTTCTTCAGTTGCTTCACCGTCGTGGCTGCCGGGTGTTTTCCCGGCACCATGCGGCCCGTGTTGTGCCCGTTGATCCACAGGATATGTCCGTGTTCGATCAGATGGGCGTGGGGTGCTTTGTTGTATACACGGATTTGGAAATCTCCGTTGTATTTCTGCACACCGGTCCGGCGGATTCCCTTGAGCAAGTTGCCGGTTTTCTTCTTGGTCACAGCTTTTGTCTTAGCTCTCAGTTCCCTTCGGCCTTTGTTGCCCTCCTGCTTCAAAAACTGTTTCGCTTCGGCAGGGTAGTCTTTTTCTGCGATCCGAAACATCCGCTTTGCCAGTTCATCCAGCTCATGGGTGTCCATTCCCTCGCTGATTCCCACGGATTCTCACCTCACAGAAAATCTCAAGCCACTCATGGCGCATATACGGGTCTAAAATGTAGAGGATATCGTAGGTTTCCCCCTCGATCTCCAGCCACATGTCCTCCGTCAGGCCCTTGCGGTAACGAATTGTTACCTTGTGGGTGGTTCGGGAAATGGCGGTTTCAGCCGCCCTCCCGGATAAGAGACTGCCTGTCTGGGGGGTCACACCCGCCCAGACCTTGGCAACCGTCTCCTCCACAACAGGGTATTGCCCCAGCTTGTCCCGTTCTTGGGACGTCACCATGTGCTTTATGGTGGCTTTTTTGTTCAGCCTGGAAGACAGTCGATCAAAATACCAGTTCATATATCTCCCTCCACGCTGGGGAGCAAATTTGTGGAGTGCATGTCCAAAATCTGCTTTACCGTGGCGTTTTGTGCGCTGTATTGCTGTGTCATCTGCCGGTTGTCATACATCTCAGCACCCACAACAAAAATTGCGTAGCCAATCTCATCTGGCAGCTCCTGGGATGTATCCAGTCCGGCATATCTGGCACAGTAGGCAACAGCCAGGGGGAGGATGCGCTGGAAATCCGCCTTGTCCGCGCTGTCCAGGCTGTTGTAGTCGTCCTCGTCAAACGCTACCCGGCAAAACCGTGCCAGTTCCCACGGTTTCAAATCAGATACCAGCACATCCAACCCTCCTATCAGCCAGCCTTCATGGCCAGCGCAGCAATCTTCTGGGAGTTCTCAACTTTGGAATCCAGCTCCATCCAGCAAATCACACCAATGGCGTGCTGGTCGGCATACTTCTCGCGCAGGACCTCCACAGAGGGAGTCTCGGTCATTTTCACGGCCAGGCCGGTGGGGTCCAGGTACAGGATAGCCCGCTTGCCCGCAGCCATATCAGGCATGTTGTCGCTGATATACACGTCCTTGCCGAACAGGGTATAGCCCCAACGGCTGGTTGCGTCCTTGTTCAGGAGGTAGTTATTCTGACCGTCCTTGAGCTTACGGATAGCGGTGCGGGTGGCCTTGGACATCACCCAGATGCAGCCACCCTGATACACATCTGGAATGGTCTCCTGGAGATCGATCAACTCATCGGAGGTGACGGCGGTGGCAGAGGCGGCGGTGACAGAAGCAGTGACCTTGGACAGGCCCTCGATCTTGTTGGTGGTTCCGTTGATCAGCTGGTTTTCGATCCAGTAGGCAGCAGCTTCCGCCATCTTGCGAACCACGAAGGGGACAAGATCGAACTGGCTGTTGTTTACCAAAGACTTAGACACCAGAGAACGCGCACCGGCCAGGAAGCCGGTCAGGGAAATGCTGGTAAACTTGCCGCTGGTGGAGTCAATGGCGGTGAACTCCGTGGCGTAGGCCATAGTGATCTTCTGGGTGGACTCATCATAGCTGGGGATGGTCAGGGTGCCGCCGACGTTGTAGTGGGTCGCCATGGCGAACAGAGGGGACATCTCCTTGACCTTCTCGATGATCTTGTTGGCAATGGAGGAGGGGATCACAGCGCCATTGTCACTCTTGGTCAGGTTCACGTCGGCGCGGGTCTCCAGGTCCAGAGTGCCGCGAATGTAGCTCTCAAAAGCACGCTCCTCCAGCTCGGCCCGGTCCTTGGTCTCGTCGGGCTTCTCGATGGGCTGATAGCTGCGCTTCTCGTCCAGCTCATCGGCGGCTTTCAGAGTGGCGTCCAGGTCGTTCAGCTCCTTGGTAATCTCTTCGTAGCGCTTGTTCTCATCTTCGTTGAAAGCACGGGTCTCAGTCTCGCAGGCCTTGACCATCTTCTCCATTTCCTCGATCAGCGTATTTCTCTTCTCGATCAGCTGCTTGTATTTCATCGGTGTTATCTCCTTTTTAAACGGAAAATTTCAGCGCGTTTCCCAGCCAAAAAGGCATCGGCGGCTGTTTCGCCGGTGTCTTTCTTCTTCTCAGGCTCTTCTTTTTCTTCTTTTTCCCGAATTTCTGTAATGTCCGGTTCCGCGTCCTCCATGCGGAACTCTACCAGAGTTTCCGTGTCATCACGGGTCTCAATGCTGGTCGCAATGTAGGCCGGGGTTACATCCAAGATGGAGACCTCCCGCAGCTCCAGTGCATCCACAAATCTCCGGCGGGTTCCATCTTCGCCGGTGGACCAGCGGTCCGCCTTTTTCACAAAGCCGAAGGACCATCCGCGCAATGCCCGACGTTCTGCTGCTTGGATCACAGCGGGGTCGGAAACAACAGCGTTTGCCAACAGGCCGATGCTGTCCTCACGCAGAGTGATCTCACCCGTCTCCGTGGAGCCAAGCACCTGATTGTGATCAAAACGCAGCTCTACCGGCGTCCCAGATTGCAGCGCAGAACCAAAAGCGCCGGGCGTGATCTGCTCGATGTAAGGGCCGGTTTTATCATGCAGTGTCCTGCTGTCCCTGCCCACCACGTTCACGTAGCCCGTCACCGTCAATTCCTTCCTGTCCGTCTTCGGATTGGATCGGATTTCGACCTTCATCCTTTTCACCCCCTTTCATGGCTTCGTTGATACTCGTCCATTCCTTTGTGTTGGGCGTGTACATCTGTTTTGATTTTGGATCATAGATCACCGTGTCCAGGCCAAGCCGCACAAATTCCAGGCCCAGCGGGTTCTTGCCCTCCTGGTTCCGCACTTCGTCCAGCTGCATCCAGCCGTTGCGGACGGCTACCTCATACGCCTGGTATCTGGTCAGCATGTCGGTGTTGTCCAGGTCGTCCATGTCGATTTCAAACTCCAGAACGCCTTTCTCTTCCTCCAACAGGCAAAACCGGTTGATTGCCGATTGCAGCGCCCGGACGATAGGCCGGATTCCAAAACGGACGGTGTTTTTCAGGTCATCTGCCGATGCGCCGCCCTCGATCACAGAGGGGACAATGCCGAAAATCTGATAGATTTCGTGGTCGTTGGTGGCTTTGTTCTGGTTTAGCTGGCTGTCTACCGCTGTCTGGCCTGCATCCTGGAACTCAATGCCGTCGTTCAGGACTACGGTGTTTTCGTCCGAATCGTTCCCGTACAATTTATTCCAGCTCTTTCGCAGGGAGTTGATGACCTCCTGGGTCACTTTTTTCCCGGCCTGAACCTTCAAAAAGCCTTTTTTTGCGCCGGTCCGAACCATGCGATTCTCATATTTCATCGTGTTCAGCACGACAGAAAGCTGCGTCGGGTTTTCATCCAGAACACCATAGCCACGGAAACCGTCCTTGGTGTTCCGCAGGATACGGAACAGAACGTCAGGCCGCCACTCTTTTTGATTGATGTAAAATTTGCCGTCCTTCTCCACCGGGTCGATATCCTTGGTGTAGGAAACATAGTCTGGGTTCACATAGCAGATTTTCCGAATGGTGTTTCTGTCCCAAAGCACTGCCGTATAGCCGTTGCCTCGAACCAGGTAGTCCCGGATCATGGCTTTCTTCCACTCAATGGCGTCCAGTGTGTCGCCGGTGTCATCGTTCAGAAGGGCCAAACGGTAATCTTTTGTAACCTCTTGGGTGTTCTTCCCTCTGTGCCGGTACAGCTTCACCGGCAGGGTAGCGATGATCCCGGAGAGGAAAGAGACGGAAGCAGCCACCGCCGGGATTTCTAAAGCGACGTCTTCCGTGCCAACCTTCGTGCCGCCCATGGCAGCGCGGAGAGAGGTATCGAGCGCCCCTTCATCCAGCATCTCCCTGGTTTCCACTTCTTTTTTTGCAAAAATGCCCATTAAATCACCACCGCTCCCCAGTCAATGGCTTCCGAGAACATGGTGTTCTGCTGGAGCATGTAAACGGCGTTGATGAGCGCCGCCACCATATCTACCTTGCCATTCGACTTTTTCTTGTTCACATACCGGTTGAGGTTCGTGTCGAACGTACACCGGGCGTTTTCAAAGTTGATCTCCAACAGTTCGTTGGGTTCGTAAGCAAATTTCCCGTCGGCTACTAGTTCGGAAAGCCACTTTGTCGCCGGGTGCAACACACTGGAGTGCTGTTTTACCTCGCAGGTCACATAGGTTTCGTCCCATTTCTGGGCGGAAGAGAGGGCGTTGTATCGGTCAAATCCGATGCCCAAAACGGTCACACCGTATTTTTCTTCCACATTAAACACAAAATCTTCCACAACCTTGTAGTCAATGGTCTTATCCCCGCAAGCGATACACTTCCCGGCCCGAATAAACTTGCGGTAGTCAATGCGCTCTGCTCGATTCTTTTCCTCGATGCGGCCCTCCGGGATAAATGCGATTACGTCCGCATAAACTTTCCCGGCGTCATCATCCAGAGCCACCATAGCAACCGCCGTGTTGTCGTTGGTCATGGACAAGTCCACGCCCAAATAGACATCTCTGCCATTCCAGTCGATCTTGTTCTTCTGGCAGGCGATCACGTCCTGAACGGGAATGTAAGTCTCCGTCCCGACACCCTGGTAAATGATGTTGCAGTGTTTGCAGAGGAAGTTCTCGCGCCGCCCCTCAACCTCAATGGCCTGCTGCCGTTTTTTCTTCAAATCTTCCATGATCTCCGGCACTTCCAGAGCCAATGGATTCGCATGGGCAAGAATTAGGTCGTCGGACATCCAGTTTGTCGGGTCATCCGGTTCATACAGCAGAGCAAAAACACTCTCATCCTCCACCACATCGTCAAGGATCTTCTTCGCATACCCAATTTCATCCTCAAACGGGTTTTTGGTCTTCGGGTATTTTGTGGAGATCACACACCCCAGCTTGTTCAAAATGGTCAGCTGGCCGGACCGCATAGCCTCCAAAGCGTAAGGATTTGGCAGGCCGCCGACCTCATCCGCCAAGAAAACCGACGGAAGTTTGCCGTCTAGGTGGCCATTTGAATAGGCCAGTGGATAGTAACTGTTCTCCGTCAGGTTGCAGGTGATGGAATCCCGCAGCATTTTGAATTTCTCTTTGCCATGATATTTACCAACCAGGGCAGGGGAGCTTTTGATGATCTCTTCAATGGCGGACTTCACCTCGCGGGAAAGCGAACCGTCCGGGGCCACACTGTAAAATTTGGAGAATCTAGGCTCCGTCAGGAACAGCAGGATAAAGATCACTGCCACCAGGAACGTCTTCCCGTTCTTCCGGGAAATCTCCAGGATAGCCGTCTGGTACCGCCGCTTCTCCGGGTTCTCCCGCCAAACGACGCACAAAACTGCCACAATGTACAGCCATTGGAATCCGGCCAAAGTGTCTCGCACGGACTCCCGCGCCTTCAGACCTTTTGCCATTACCATCAAACCAAGTAGTTTCTCGATCTTCTGAATCTTTGCCAGGTCGATCATGTATTTGTCGCTCTTGCCCTGGGCCACGAAAACAAACTCAGAGCATTGCAAGATCACGTATTTTGGGGCTTTGATCTTGCCGGAAACGACGCTCTTGGCGTACACATACGCCGGGTGATTTTTGTCAATCACTGAGCGCTTCCGCCAACGGGTCCGCCGCGTCCTTGGTTTTCACCGAGATCACGGCTCCCAGTTTTGCCCGGTCCTGTGGGGAGAGGCAAAACGCAGTACAGCCCCAACGCACGGTTGCCTCATACTGTTTTCGGGCGGACATCAGTTTGTTGTTCTCCATCAGCTCCGGATCATCGTTGATCTGTTTGTCGATCATCGCCACCCGGTCAAAAGCCACGCACAGCATACCAAGCCCCTCGCTGTCCAGCGCGGAAAGCATCTCTGCCTTTGCGTAGTATTCGGAAATCCAGCTAAAAAGTCTCTGCTGGTTTTCGTTCAGCCACTCCGGGCACTCCGGTCGTTCATCGCCCCGAAGCATCGCCTCGGTCGCAGCCCTCAAAGCCGCTTCCTGTTTTGTTGCTGCGCCGGTTTTTACAGCCGCCGCTTTCGCTGGTCTTCCCATTATTTTCCTCCTAAATTTCTGGTAACTAAAAAACGTACCTAAAATATTGTCTGTAAAAGAGTGAGCAGTGCGGGCCGAGCAGTTACCCATTGCTAACTATCTACCCACCGGGGGGGATGCTTGATAATATCCCGGAGTTCCCCTCTCCCGATCTCACCTTTCTCTGCCATGACGTGATGAATATGGCACAGCGTAACAAGGTTATCTATGTCAGCACGCATGGAATAGTCTTCGGCCAGTGGTACAATGTGATGCACCTCCATCCGGTCTGCTAAATACCTGCCATGTTTTCCGTCGTTGCAAACACGACACAGATGGTAGTCCCTATCTAGAGCAGCATCCCTAGATTGATACCATGCGACTGTACGCCTGAACCTATCCAGGCGCTTATCTCTACGTCCCCATACCCTCCTGGGTTTGGCTGGGCATATATACCCTACTGGGTGGATGCGACCGCAGTATTTACAACTCTGTTGCATATTCCCCTCGAATAAAAAGAAAAAGGGGTCAGCTGCCTAACAAAACGCTAGACAGCTGACCCCTCTCGGCCCTTCCTACCAACCGCTTATGGTAGGGAACACTATTCCATTTTCCAGCGGGATACCGTTCTTCGTTTCTGTTGCACGATCCTGATTTCCTTGTTTTTCCCAGGAATCAGCTCCACACGGTCCCCACGTTGCAGGATTGCTAATATTTCGCGAATCAAATCATCTGGCATATTGCAACCCCCTTTTTTGGCGGTGGGAGTAGGATTTGAACCCACGCAGGCAGCAGCCTCTACTGTTTTAGAAAAACAGCCCCTTTACCGATCTTGGCTATCCCACCGTATCGCCCAACGGAATTGCACCGGGCCTGATAACAGGAGCCACTTTTACGGGCCGTGGCTTATATCTTTTAGGAGGCGAAACGAACTTGAAACCGTCTGCCGTGGTGCCCAGAAATGGCTCATGCACCATTCCCAGGCGTATACCCGCGTCTTTCCGCGGTGCCATCTGTTTTGCACCGTGGCCTTTGGCGCCAGATACAGAAATCTGTTTTTTTGTTTCGGGTCACGGCAGTGCTTTTATCTGCCCGTGCTTTTTGGCATTTCAACACCGCTATCCTAGCAAAAATGATTTTTTATCACAAACTATGTCGCCATCCGACAAACCGAAAAACAAAAGACAAAGATGAAAAGAAGGCGAAGCTTCACCTGCCTTTCTGCTTTGAAATTTTGCTCCCAGGGAACAGAGTTGAACTGTTCTGCGCGTCCGCATTGCCCACCCTGGGTTATAGGGTGTGGTTTCCCACACCCAAAAGAGGAAAAATGAAGAAAGAAAAAGAAGGAACTCCCAAACGGAAAGGGATGGAAAACGGTAGCTTTCGCTACACCCTTATTTTATCACATTTGTTTGTTTTTGTCAGTAACGACTTTTTGCGGAGATGGTTTATACCAAATATGAATCTTTCTTCTATGATAGGCTCTTCTTGCGTTTTCTCTGCATTCCTCACAGCTTTTCTTGCCTGGAGAAACAGGATTTTTATAGCAACGGGTACAGATGCCGCTTTGCCGAGCTTCCGCCTGCTTTTTGTTTTTCCACCGTTGCTGTGGCGTATCTTTCGGCATCTGTACCGCCCCCTATTTCTCCGTGCATGACGTGTGCATTTTTTGCACAGGTTACTAGTTGCATCCTCGCAATTTATCGCCGATCAAAAAGAAGACCGGCAACTTGTACGCATCTGCGGCGGCGATCTCCACCTTGCACCCTCTGGCATCGCTCCACCCCTTGCACACGATAACAGCATCCGCATCGGCCATGGCCTTCAGACTCTCGTCCCAAAACCACAGCGGCTTTGCTTCGGTGGGATTGTCCTGGAAGAAACTCTCCAAGGCCTCCACATCGTCACCCCACTTGTCCTTAGCAGCCTTGATAGCTCGCTCCCGTTCTGCCAGGATTTCTGCGTCGGTTTTGCCCCGCATGGGCTGAGAGATAAAGATTTTCATTTTGATCATCCTCCTTGTTTTCATCGTTCCAGGACAAAACAGCTAGGCCGTAGGTCGGCTCCGTTTTTCCTGTGTTCTGGCATTTTTCACATCTAACCCGGTACAGCTCTGCATCATCCCCAATTCTGTACATGTACTGTACAGCAGGTTTTCCGCCGCACTCCCGGCAACAGAACGGATCAGGAATCATTACCGTACACCTCCGCCGTGATCTCCCCAGCGCAGGCCGCATAGCCTGCCATATCAACCCAGTTGTCCTGGTGTTTCGGGTTCTCCTTTGCCCTGCCGACTTTTAACAGGATCATCATCTGCGCCACGTCAACCGTCGTGATCTCGCGGCCAATATCCAGATAGGCCGTCCACAAATCGGCGATAGCACCAAAGCTGTCCTCTGGTTTTCCGTATTGATCCTGCCGATCGTTGCACACGCACTTTTCGGCGGCTTCCAGGATGGTTTTGCGGGTTGTGGGTTTTGCGTTCTGGTATTCCAACACATCGACGCACCCGTTCCAAGCTCCCTTTGCCTCCAGATCACTTCGCAGACTAAAAGGCCCTTCGTGGCCGCATCTCATACAACGGACAAAATACCGTGTCTCTTCGCCCTTGGTTACGGCGATAGCCTGCAAGGTTTTCCCGCCGCAAACGGGACAAGGCTTCGTCTTAAATTCCATCATTTCCCCTCCATTTTCGCGCCGCAGTTTGGGCAGTAGTCCGTTTCGTTCGCTCGCCACTCTATTTCGTGGCAGTGTGAGCATTCAAACTCAGCCTCTCCGCAGGCATACCCGCGTTTTATCCAATGCCCCAGCCGTACCGGGGCCACATCGGCGGCAGGCTGGTTTGCAACTAGGCTAACCACTCCCGCAGTGTCCCACTCGCTGAGAGGGCTTCCGCCTGCTTTGCTAATCGCCTTTAGCAACGCTTCTCGGTCGATGTAGTCAGTCATTGCCTTCCTCACTTTCTTTCGGCATTTTCCAATCAGACGGGACGGTGTTATACATAACACAGTGCCCTTCATTGTCGGCAAAACGACAATTGTCGCAATTTGGTTTCTTGTCGCAGTATCCGCGCAACCGCTGGAACGCTCGTTCAATACAGCTTCTCATATTTTCCCCTCCATCACACAAAAATTTTTGGTGGCTTTGGCATGTGCATCACCGTAGGCCGCCATAAGTGCAGGCACAGGGGATGCAGATTCACATAGTCCGCCTTGGCGGGGTGGTACTCTACCACCGTCTCATTCCCCTGGAAAAACATGAGCTTAATCTCGCACATTTCCTCCAAGGTCGGTGCTTTCGTGCGCTTCCGATTAGCTTTGGACACCGAAACATGTTCCAAGCCGCCGCCGTTGGATGCTACAACATTGAACATCCTGCCACCAACAGGCACCCGGAAAACGCCGTTTCCAGCATCTCCGTTGCATCCGTAGTATTGGCGTTCAAAATCTCTGTCTCTGTATTTGTCCAGGGTGTGTAAATCTCTCATTTTTCGTCCCCCTTCACGATCTCATACGGATCATCAAATAGGTCAATTTGCCCTCTCCGACGTCGTTCCCGTTTAAGCGATTCCTTGAAGCGCCTATATCGCCGCGTGTATTCGTAGCTCTGTCCGAACACCTTGTTAGCTAGGTTGTAAAGCGCTGGTTCTTCACGCCGAACAACCTCTAACTCTTTTTCAAACTCAGAGCCAAACGGGCAACAGGCGCAGCCCGTTCGTTTGAAGCCCCATTTTGTGTAGCAATCGGAATGGCGGATTTCACAGAATTTTTCGTATTCCGCTTTATCAGCATCCGTAAACCAGAATATCGGCCTAAACGTATCCACTCTGCCGTTTTTTCCATCCGTAAAACAGGATTTCAAAACGATGGAACGAATCCCGCCCTCAGATTTTCTGATTCCAATGCACTCCATCGTTGCTCCAATTTTTTTTACCGTTTCTCGCGCTGGCTTTTTTTTGGCGTAGGCACAGCATTTATCCGATACCTGGAATTTTGGCGGATTTGCGGCTAAAAAATCTCGCAATCCAATCATGCGAGCAACAGACAAACTCCCGTTGCCGTTCCAGTAATTTTGATCTGTACGATAGCCGTTTTTACATTCCGCAGAAAATTCAAAGCCATGTTTTTGTAGCCGCCCAATTCTGCTACTATCCTGTTTCGACAGCAATGGAACCCCATACCGTTTGCACGCTTGAGCCACCGTTAATTCAGGTCTGTGGCGGTGAATCGTAATCCCATACCGCTGCTCCAGGTACAGCAGGTGCCGTTTCGTGGCCTGGTACTCCATGCCGGTGTCAAACCAGGCGTAGTATACCAGTCCATCCGGGTATCCGATTCGCTCAAACAGATCGAGCATGATATCACTGTCGGAACCGCCGGAAATGCTAACCATGATTTTCCCGCCCTGCTGGGCTTGGCGGCTGATATGGTCCTCTGTTTTGATCGCGGCATCTAGGATGGTTGGGTTGTTCGGGAACAGAGCTAGCAACTCGGCCATCGTTTTAGCCATTGTCCCTCATCTCCCGAAACAGCCGGGACGGGGTAGCCGCCTCCTGGCCGACGTATTTGCCGTTGTACCCATCCAGAATCTCACCACAGATTGTGTGGTAATAGATTTGGCAAATCTCCATGCCTGGGTAGATACGCACCGGCTCGGTGGCTGCCAGCTCCAGTGTCCAGCGGCCCCGGAAGCCGATATCCCCAAAACCCGCTGTAACGTGTACAGCCAGTCCCAGACGCCCCACGGACGAGCGCCCAACCAGCATGGGGACTAGGTTCCGGGTTTCGGTCCACTCCTCCGTGGACGCGATATACACGCGCCCAGGTTTCAGGACGTAACCATCCTGCGGGATGATAATCTCCCGTGTGCGGTTGTCTCGTTTGGGGTCTAACACCGCCTCCGTGTACACCAGCATCCGATCCATCAGACGCAGGTTGTAGCTGTTCGGGCCGAGCTGCTGGTCGTTGTAGGGGTGGATGATGATATCACCCTTTGCCATGCGCTGGCGGATTTCGTTCCCGGACAGAATACCGTATTGGTTCAATTCATTCATTTGTTTTCTCCTTTTTCGTGGGGTCACGGAAATGGTTGTCTTGCAGGCCTTCTGTTCTGGGCTTGTTCTTTTGCGGTAGCCCATCTGCAATTTTCTGGGCAATAATCACCATTGTTGTCAATTCGCTCAATCGTACACTGTCCGCGTTCGGCGTTTGGGTTGTAACCATGTTTAAAAGCCCACGCCTTAAACACAGCGTAATCGTCAGCCCATTCTTTGCATACGGAAATTCCGCGCCCGCCCCAATCCTTGTATCGTGGATTGTTAGGGCTTGTACACCTGGAACGCATGGAACGCCAAACGTAATACAGCTTTTCGTGCGACCCGCTGTGTTTTGTTACAGAATCCCTTGATTTCCTGCTATTTTCGGCAGAAGTTTTTCTGTGTAAGCAACCGCATGATTTCGTTGTTCCATCTCTCAAACCGTCCCATGTAGTCACTTTTTCGTTGCCGCAATCGCATTTGCATCTCCAAAGCTGCCGATTGTATTTATTTTTTCCAGCCGGTTCAATGGCGATCAAAAAACCGAACCTTCTACCGGTTACATCAATCATCCCTGTCAAGCCCCCTAACCAAGACCTTGATGTTCCCTTCTTCGTGGAATTGGATCTTGATGCCCTTCACAAACTTCCGGCTATCATCCTCAATAACCCAACCTTTCAAACTATCTTCAATCGCTTTCACTAGGACGGCGTGATTAGAGCAATCCAGGCCATCATCAAACCAGAAAAACAATTCCACGGGGCCTTGGTAAATTCTCTGCGGAACACCAGCGCGGCGCATGCACCAACGTGTCAGAGTGTGTAATTCTTTTGCATCTTCTTTTCGTTTGGCCCAGTGTTTTCCGGCATAGTAGGCATTTAGCCCAAAACGTTTATTCCATATCGCCATAGCCTTTTTTCCTGCCGGATATGGGATGGTGAAACTACAAACCGTCACTGTGCCACCTCCCGGAATCGCCGCAACGCATCCTGCCTCTGCCGTTCCCAGTCTACCGGTGTAGGCGGCGTGTAGTCAGCAGGCTTCTTTTTCGTCCTGGCCTGCTGCATCAGGATTTCCCGCGTTTTCTCCATGTCGGCCTTGATATCCTCCACCGTCCGCACCCTGGGCAGCAATGCCGCCGGTTTGGGTTCCTCCGGCATCTGTGGCAGGGCGGCGGCAAATGTTTTTGCCAGCGCTTGCACATCCTTTGGCAGGGCCTCGAAATCCCGCCTGCTCTGGGCCTTTGCCCGAAAACTGCGCTGCAGGTTGGATGCAACCACGGACTGCACGGTTGCCTCATCCATCCGCGCCCACTCTCGCAACTGTTGGGGCGCGTGTACCACGTCCTGGAGAATGGGCGGAAGCTTGGAAAATTCCTCCTCAGCGTTGTAACTGCTGTTCCGCAGTGCCTTGGCGATATACGTCCACGCTTCCTGCTCGGTCATTTCGTCCGGGTTGCTGATTTGCCGGACTTTGGCTTTCACAGCCCCGATAGGGGGCGGGAATGAATCAGTTTTCGTGGCAATCAAGCCCTTCACAGCGGCAGCAACGACAGCGTAATCATCGCCGTCGAACATCTCTGCCCACAGAGCTACCACGCTTTCGGCATCGGCCCGTCTCATGTCTCGGTAATAGCTGGGATAAGCCGCTTTCAACACGGACATGATAGCCAGTGTCTCGTTTCTATTCACGGAACACCTCCCCCTTCGTGCAGCATCTCCAGGAATGGGTTTGAGGTCTGGAAGCCGTTGTCTTGGTTTCGTCGGCTTCCGCCCCTCCGTTCGTCCAGCTTGTCGAAGATGATCCCCCGCCAATTGTTCCCCATACACTCCCGGATTAGATCAATCACTGCCTGCTCTCCATATCTGGCCGCGTTGTTGATGATCTGGGTCTGCAAAGCTTTGAGGCCGGTAGGTTTGTAATCCTCGCGGCGTTCGTGCTTGTATTGCAGCCAATCAGCAAAAGCAGCTTCCAACTGGGGGGATACCCCCTGCAAGGGGGGATTAGGGGGGTTATCTTCTTTGTCTTTGTCATTTTCTTTGTCTTTTTCTTTTTCTTTTTCTTCTTCTTTGTTAGCTTTGGTTTGATTTCTTTTGGTTTGTTTTGGTTTGTTTTGGTTTTCTTCGCTTTCTGTTTTAGCTCTAGGACGTCCGCCCTTTTTGCCGTTTTCAGACTGCTTCGCACTGCTCTCCATATCCCGATCAATCTGAGATTTAAAAACCGGGAACAAGATACTCTCACGCCCTTGCATATCAGGCACTTCGCCCGATCTAGCGTATTCCAGGATAGCCACAAAAAGCCGCCCTTTTTCATCATCTTCCAGCGCAGAAACCTGCTCAATCCAATCAAAAAACGCCTTTACATAGCACTTTGCCATTCCGTTTCCCTCCCTAGATCCGCCCTATCAGAAGGGCAGCTCTTCATCATCTCCCGTGAGGTCGCTGAACTCCGGTTCAGTATAGTTCCCGCTCGGTTGATTGCTTCCGCCGCTCTTCGGCCCACAGAAATGAGCCTGCGACACGATCAACTCCGTCACCTGCCGGTCGTTCCCGTCCCGGTCGGTGTAGCCGCGAGTGTTCAACTCGCCCTCTACGATGATTTCCTGCCCCTTGCCGAAATACTTGCAGAGCATCTCAGCAGTGCCACGCCAAGCCACACAGTTGAGGAACAGCTTGGTTTCCGTTTCCTTGTATTTGCGGCTCCACGCCACCCGGAACGATGCAACGGCAACGCCGCTCTGGGTGTGTCGAAGTTCGGGCTGGGCCACCAAACGGCCCTGTAAGATCATGTGATTTACCACAAATTATCCCTCTTTCTTTTTGGTTTTTAAGCGCCAGACCTTGCAGAGTGTTTTATCTAGGATAATCCCACCCGGCAGGTGGTACCTCTCAAAAAACTCGTTATCTGGCATAGTGTGGGCCAACTGGTGCATCTCTGGGGACAGAGGTAAAACCTCCATCCCCTCGTGCACTATATCCGTCCTATCCCGCCCAGCGCCCACCCGGTCGATGTGATGTAGTTGGGCCGGTCGGCCTGTGATACAGCATTTTTTTGCCAGCAGACAGTGATACAGGTAATCGGTGGTATCGTCCACCATATCCAACAACGGGAACCTGGTGGGAATGTCCCAATCTAGTATGAATCGCACAAGAAACCGTTGGAAGCCACACACTAGGGACATGGGGGCGTTGGATAGGGAAAACAGCGTTTCCCCCATGGCCTGGGTATCCTCCATCAAGAATTTTAATTTCATCCTTTCCTTGGTGGGGTCTTTCCCTTCGCCGGTGTAATCAGCAATCTCACCGATCAGCGCATAGCAGGCGCGGCGCTGTTTGTCGGAGAGTGGGCGGCTGTCTATGGGCTGAACTAGGCAGGATTTGAACTCCCGCTTAATCATCGTTGCCCAATCGGGATATGGCGCTCTAATCAGTAGCTCCCCCGTCCGCTCATCGTAGCCGGTGATCCTGCCCTTAACGATCTCAAGCGGTGGTTTCATGGGCTTTCAGTTTACGCATGCACTCCGAGCAAATCTGTTGCCCGGTTTGTTTTCTTGTGGCCCTTGCGATTTGGTCCGGGGAGTACAGTTTTCCGTCTCCCAGAATGTCAGCAGTGATATCGCCGCCGCACATCTCGCATTTCGGGAGGGCTGTCTGTGGCGGCGTGTATTTAGTGGCGTCCGCCTGCCAATACACATCTGCCCCGATGCCCAAGGCTTTTGCTGCAACGCTGATAGCATCCGTAAGGGCCATCTTGAAGCACTCGTCCGACGTGTACAGGCCGTTCCGTTCCTTGGAAACAAACATCGAACCACCCACGCCGTAAACGGGTTCCGACCAAGCATCATCGACCTTGTAGGACAGCCGGATATCAACGAATGCGGCGATTTCACCGTTTGCGCCGTTCTGGAGTGCTTGGTTGGTGATTTCGTACTTCCAGCCAATGCCACACGGCCCGAATCGTTCCGTGAGGGCTTTGATACGCCACATGGGATTGATATCCGTTTTGCCCTTCAAACGCCCGGCATTGATAGAGCGTTTTGCATTTTCTGGGACAGCGCGGAAACTGTCGTACAGCTCCATGTTTTCCATCATTTCACCCCCAGACTACGCCGCTCCACCAGCCGCACACCAGGCGGGTTCAGCGGGTGTTCTTCTTTAAGCCACTTCAACAAGTTTGCCTTGTTGATTTCTGGCTGTTTGTAACGAACGAAGGTATCTTCCTGCCCGTTCAGGCAGGCCCAGTTGATAAGGGCATCTTCATCGTCCACCTCAACCGCTTTGCTGTTTCGAAAGGACACCACACAGCGGGGTGTCTGGAACTTCCGCCCATCCAGAGCCTCATCGAGCACAGCTTCCAGCCGTGCCACCTTGTTCTCAGCTACCCGGCGGCGGTCGGTGAGGGCCTGGGCCTCTGCTTTCAGGCCGCGCACATCGTCCTTCAAGTTTTTAATCAGGCAGGCGATGTTCTCGATCTTCTGGTCCCGCTCCATTTGCAGGCCCATCAACTCATCGAGATTGTTGATCTCGCCTGTTTCCGGGTCGGTGCCGTGGGCGATAGCCGCCAGGATTGCGGCGTCGATTTCATACAGGGTCATTGCTCAGTCCTCCTTCGCGGATATACCCTTTCAGGGCGTCCAGCCGTTCCATCAGGTAGCGGTACAGCACATACTCGTGGTTTTTCTCCACCCAAGCAAAGAAATCATCAAAGCCAGCGGCGGTGAAAATCTTGATTTCGTCCATCGTCACTGGAATGTTGATTTCCATAGGAAACAGGGCGCTTCCGTTTTCCATTTGACAAATCCTGTCCTTTCTGGTACTATATCCATAGTTTTTTCTTTCATTTGTTGCCTGCTGGATGCCAGTCCACAGGCAACTTTTTTATGCCCTGATCTTGGACAGCTCCAAAGCTCTTGCGACATCACGGGCCAACCACTTCTTTCGCCCGTTTATGTCAACGGGTAAGATATTCTCCGCTTCGGCCCACTTTTTAGCGGCCTTATCATCCCTCAGACCCAGGACTTTTTTTAACTCATGGAGGTCCAAGCAGATGCCGCAAAACTGGATGATATCATTTTCCAGCCCTTGGCTCCGCACCTGCCGTCTAGGCTCCGGCGCAGGTTTTCCCAGCATGTCGGGGTTGCAGTAGTTTTTGATCCTTGGCATTTTTACACCCCCAATTCGAGCGCCCAGTTACGGACGGTAGATGGCGAAACGCCGTAATATTTAGCCGTCCAGGCGTAGGTGCGCCCAGCAAATACCTCGGCAAAATCCGCCGGGATCGGGAGACGGTTGATTTTCTTCTCACGCCTCCGAGTAAGCCCCTTGCCTTGGTCTGCTCTCCGTGCGGCGTCCGCTCGCGGGCAGATATTGCCGCTGCAATCCTCTTTGGTGCAGGAGAGGCAGGCCTGAATTTCCGACGGCCCCTCTGCGCTCCGCATCCTCGGCGGAGCTTTCCCTTCCCAGAGGACAGAGGATGCTTCACCGCTCCAAGGGCGGCGGGCATGCACCTCGATGTTTATCCCGTTGCTCTTCATTTTTCACCATCCCTTCCCTGGTTTGATACCACGGTTGCCCGGCACAGCGGGGACAGATGTATTTTTTGTCGTACCTTTCCAGCGCCGACACGTTCACCCGCTTCCCGCACTTCCGGCAGAACCGGTAGATAGCGCCGTTCATACCAACCGCAGCGGGATACCAGCGTTATGCAGGGCGGCGTTGATGTTCGCCTTGCGCCGGTTGCGGATACGCTTACGCCGGGCTTCCAGCGCATTGCGGACTTCCTCATCACGCCGATTCTTGGCGTTCTTTTCCAGCGTGGGGCTGATGGCCCGCACCAGGGCCTCGATATCAGCCCATTCCCGCTCGGTGTTTCTGGCTTTGATCTCTTGCACAGTGTTCATCGTAATTTCTCCTTTTCTTCAAGTTTTGCAGCTTCCACTCGGTAAAACCGAGTTTCCCCGCCGCGGATCGTCCGGGTGATGATCTGCCCCAGCAGGTTCCGCCGGGCGGACTTATACTCCACCCTACGGTGATCCTCCCAGCAGACGTGCCCATCCTCATCCAGACGGACCCACCGAATCCTGTAAATCATCTCATCACCTCTCGGATAAAAATCTTGGATAAATCTCGGATACCTCCCAGCTTATCCAAGCGTGGGGTGTGGCGTTTAACGTCCGCCACCAAACGACGCTCAATCGTTCTGCTCACGCTCATTTTTTAGCCTATAAATCGTTTCAATCTTGTCTTCCAGCGCTTTCACCCGCAACTCTAAGCAAAATAATTTTGGCTGCATTTCGCGGACGCTTTGTTCTATGGCTAAATCTTTGAAAAAATCACGTAAAGCCGAATCGTTTCCGTGTACAAACATGTCCACATCATCCCTTCCTTTTCCCCTCCCGGCGCGTTATACTGGCCAGGAGGGGATTTGTTAGCTCTGGCCATTTCCATTGCCGCGTTCATCAAGACCCTTTGACAAACGTCGCCACCAGCGCGCCAACGACACAAAAAAGGTGATCTCGCTGACTAGATCAAAGTCAGATAATTTCCTCCACCCTTTAAGCGGGCCTCTGTTGTAGCGTTGCACAAACTCCAACCTCCCCCCCGGCCAGCGCCTTACGACGCTGGCCCGTTCTTTTCTTGCAGTCCCCGCATGATAGCCATGCCCTGGGCTACGCCGAGAATCCGTTCTTGCTCAGTTACATCAAAATCTTTGATATACTCAGAGATCAAGGCGCCAATTTCATCGGCTGGTTCCCTGATGTTCTTTTCGATCAACCGCACCGCCTCCTCTCTTATCGACTGTCTATATTCTATCATCGTTTTCCGATAAAGTCAAGACTTTTTTATCGGCTATTGATAATTTTCCTTGACTTCTTGGAGTATATGTGGTTTAATAGACTTAGAAAATGCAGGGGGTAGAGACATGGAAAGTTTGAACGACAGAATCAAACTGGTTTTCAAAGATTCTGGACTGACGCAGATGGACATTTCCAAACGATTGAATATCGCACAATCATCCGTATCGGGAATAATTTCAGGAAAAGCAAATCCTTCAAAGCGTACATTGGCCGACATTGCGGACCGTTTTGACGTGAATTTGGAATGGCTAAGAGACGGAACGGGCCCGATGAAAAAAGAACACCCATTAAAGCATGATCTTGGTGAGTTTTTCGCGGAAGTCATTTCTACAGATGTTCCGTACAGGGACGAATTTATTCTCGCGCTTTCGGAGTTAGCCCCGGAACACTGGAAAATACTCGGCGATTTGATTCTGAGGACAGCAGAACGAATCAAAGAAAAAAACGAAGAGTGAGTTATCCCTTCCGCCGGGTGGCGGGTAAAAATAATTTTGGAGGAATGAACATGAAAAAGAGAGTTTTGGCCTTGCTGTTTGGCGGGGCGCTGGCGGTTTCCCTGTGCGCTTGCGGCGGGCAGCCTGCGGAAAGCGATAGCACCGATACCTCGGCAGACACGACGCAGGCCACAGAGCAGCAGGCCGAAGAAACCCAGCAGGACGAGAACAAAGCGTCCGTCAGCGATAATCAGATCGACGTGACGATCAAGGGCGCATCCCTTGGAAAAAACTATGAGGGCAAGCCCACCATCGTGATCGACCTGAACTGGACGAACCACAGCGGCGACAGCCAGATGGCGTCCGTTGCACTGCTGGGCCACGCATATCAGGACGGCGTGGAGATCGAGCAGACCATGACCATGGCAGATGGTTCCGGGTTCGACCTGGATGCCGCCGACAAGAACATCAAGGACGGCACCTCTCAGGACGTTCAGCTGGCCTATGTTCTGGCAAACGAAAGCTCCGACGTGGAGTATGAGGTTGGCGAATGGTTGGGTGATTCTGGCCAGGCCGAAATGACGTTCTCCATCGCTGGCGGCGAAGTCACCGCAAAGTGAGGAAGCC